CATCGACCGCGCGGCTGGGCCGGACCTGGCCGCGCGGTCTCCTGCTGCTCCATCACTCCGGCTCTCCCGCCGCCAACAGCCGCGCCTTCAGCAACCGCAGCGCGGCGCGCGTATGCAGCAGTTCATTCGTCAGCCCGTCGAGCGCCGGCGCCAGTTGCGCCAGGTCATCGAGCGAAGCGACCGCGAGCGAGAGGTGATGCGCGGCGGTTTCCTGGCTGTGTTCAAGCTGCCGCAGGTCCGCCAGCAACGCCAGAAAACTTTGCGGATCGATGACCGGAGTGCGGGAAATGCTCGCCATTTAGGACTCCTTCCCGTGCCGGCGGCGTGCGCGCAGTGCGGACTCCAGTTCCTTTTCGGTCGCCTGCAGTTCTTCCCGGTGCGCTTTCAACGTGCGCGAAGCGCAAACTTCACTGATCCGTTCGAGCTCCTTCACCGCATTCAGTTCCTGCGACAGTTCCTCGGCGCTCTTCGGCTTCCTGGTCATGCGCATGTCCGGCTCCCTTTCCTGCTGCTGCTCACACAGATCGTTTTGATTCGCGAAGCGGCACAGCTCCAGCGTCGTGCGAAGTCTGAGCCGTTCCATGATGCAGTATTTGTGGAATTCGATGGTGCGCGGACTCGCCCCCAGGCGCGCCGCGATCTCCTTCGACTGAAGCGCTTCGCCGACGAGCAGCAGCACCTGGAATTGGCGCTCGGTCAAGTCCAGATCAATCGGGCCGAGCGGCTGCCGCAAGCGTTCGCGCTGCCACGAAAGCAACTCCTCCTGTTCGGACTGAGCAAGGCATTCGATCTCCTGCTTCAGACTTTCCAGATCGACTGGGGTTGGACACACTGCGGGCGCAGCCATGACGTGCTAGTTTTTCTCCTGCGATGAATTGCTGTCGGTTCTGGTACGGGGGGCGAAGAGTACCACCAAAGCCGAACGGACTCTAGAATACGGGAATCGGCACTTATACGCAAGTACATTTTGAGATCCGCATGGAGCCTAGCTGCATGCAAAGACAAGTAGTTTCACGCGGATTGCGTTAGGGATTTCACCAGGTTGTAACATTTGTCGTGACGCCACACAAACCGGAAGTACTTAACTGTCAGCTAAATGGGCGTATCAGGAAAGTTACTTAGTACTACGAAATTCTCCGTTTTTTTTGGGTAGTACTGAAGCTATCCATCTCCCTAGTTGGCAGCGTGAGAAAATTGGTGTCAGGGAACTTTATTTTGGCACTTCGGTACTTTTGCTACCCGTTGAAGATCCTATGCGCCGACGAGCCACTTTCGAGGAGCACTTTCCTTTGAAGACGATCAAGGGGGATCTGAAGCTGTGCTGCACGACGACGGCCGAGTTTCGAGATAAGGTGGCGGTGGTGGCGCGGCAGCGTGGGACGAAGGTCAAGGATTTCGTGCTGGAGGCGGTGCGCGACCGAGTCACGGGCGGCGCCACGACGCTCGCCAGCCGCCGCTCGATTGCGCTCGAGAACCTGCTGAAAAACAAGCGGGAATCGGCCAAGCTGAAGCACTTTATCGAGGAGTGTCTTGCGCCGTACATGCCGAAACCCTAGACTCCCCATTGGGGCTAATGGCGGCGAAAAAGTTCCAGAGGTTACGCGCCGTTCGATAAATTCTGGATAAACCCGGAGCGGCCCGCACCCGAACCAGTTTTCCCGCCCCAGGCACGCGCCGCTCTTTGTCGGAGTAATTCCATCCAGTGTAGTGCCGTTAGCGCGCCACCACAAACGGATCGCCGACCGTCAACTCGATGCCTTCGATCTGCGCACCACCTTCGAGTGCCCGCTTGAGCGCCGCGCGATCGATCTTGCAAACGATCTCCTCGGTGATGTACTCGCCCGGTATCTTGGATTCATCGATATCAGATGGCAGCTTGGGCCGTCCCGGCTGCAAACTGAACACCACCGTCCCGGCGTCCAGGCGCTTCACACCGTGCAGGTCCATCGCCCGCGCCAGATAGGTGCGCAGCCGTTCTTTGGCGTTCTCGATGGCGCGCTTCCGGTTCTGGAGCCGCTCGATCTCGGACGTGCATTGCGAAGTCTGCGCCTCACAGAAGCTGAAGAAGCCCTGGTAGCGCCGGAGTTTGTCGGCAACGGCCATTTTGACGTTGTCGCGGACGTGGCCTTCGAACGCCACCAGGCTGTCTGATTGTTCCTCGGCCTCGAGCGTGCCGAGCAGGCCCAGCATCTCGCTCAACGAGATACTGAGCTCGCCTTCCGTGCGTTGTTCCGCGATCGCCATCTGTCCGGCCGCCATTACTGCACCTCCCCAGGTACTAACCAGAGATGCATGTTGTCATCCTTCCAGTTGCGCGCCACACAGACGGCGGTGCGCAGCGAGAGCGGCGTGCGGTTGCCTTCCTTCGTCCGTTCGAAGCGCGTCTTGATATCCTCGAGCACGTCGAGCACGCCGGCAGACTCGTAATCGCGGATCAGGTCGCTCCAGGCTTTGGTGATGGCCGGGATCGTTTCCAGTCCCTTGCGCAGCCCGTTCCGCAGTTCGTGCTCTTCCGGTACGCGATAGGCTCCGGTCTCTTCGGTCACGGTGGGCGTCTCGGGTTCCGGTTCCGAGATCGGCGTGACGTCGATCGGCTCCGGCTTGACGGGTTCCGCGGGCGCCCGGCGAATGGCGGCAGCCGGGCGCTTCTTTGGGCCGCCCCCCAGGTCAGGATTATCAGCCTGCCCCATCTCATCGTGCGCGTGCAGTCCAGAGAGTTCCTCTGGAAAGGCGGCGCGCATCGCCAGGGCTTCGGAGCACTTCGCCAACTGGTTCGACGGCATCTTCGTCCACATACTATTGGGACTGCCGTCCTTGTTGGTTTGCACGTATTCGCGATACAGAGCGATCCGGGTCATGGGCCTGGCGAAGTCCGTACGATACACCGAGACCTTGGCCGCGAGCGGCGGCTTGCTGTCCAGCCACACGTCCTTCCATTCGCCATCTGTGCCGCACCATTGCGGCGCATCCTGTCCGGCGTACTTGCCGGTGCGTTCCGCCAGTACGCGGAAGCCGTCGATTCCGGTCTGGAATGACATCACGTCCCGCTGCAGCTTGGCGTCCCAGCGCTTGATGGCATAGATCTGCTTGGAAAACGGGTCCAACCGCTTGGACTGGCAGACTTGCAGGAACAGTTTAAATTCATCGTCGGTCGCGCCCCTGCAAACGGTCTGCTTCAGCAGATCCACCTGATCTCGCGAGAATGCGACGCGCGTCTCGGGCATCTTCACTTCTAATGCTGTATTCATTTTCCTTCTCTTCCCGTTCGTTCTTCAACTTCATCCGCGCGACCGCAGCGACCGGACCAGGAGCTCGTCCTGGCGCCGTTCTTCCGCTAGTTCTTTCAGGCACTCCTTGCAGAGCTTGTCGCCTTCGGCGATTTCGACGGCCAGACGCTTGTCGCACCAGTCACACTGATCATGGATCGGGCAGAGCGTCGAGGGATTGGTGCGGATATACTCTCCGTCCGGGTATTCGGTCCAGCGGAAATCAAAATCGCAGTCGCAGGCTGACATTTACGCCACCTCCACGCCGGTCGCCTTGATGGCGGCCGCTTGTGCTTCAGCGAGCGTCTCGAACGAATGCCGCGGCAGGCGCCCGAAGTCCAGAGCGAGAGCATCACCCGTAATCTGCAACAGATAGCCTGTGCGGCGCGCATTCGGCGTGATGAAACCGATGATGCGCCAGCCCAACGGATCGCAGAAATGAAACTCGTCGTTCTGAATCTCCAGGCACCAGCCGCCGCTGCTCTTCGCCCAACGTCCTTTGAGCGGTTCATATCCCTTTGCGCAATCGGCACACACTTTGCGACCCTCCACGATCTCCGTTGGTTTCGCATCGTCGCAGTCCTGGCAGACATCATGGATCGGGCAGATCACGCTGTGGCAGGCGACCGTGCGCCCGGTCTCGTAGTCATAATCGCCGTCACATTCGCAGCGCAACTGCTTCGACGTGCGCTCGATCTCTTCGAGCTCTGCTTCCATCTCGATGCGTGCCCGGCGGATCGCTTCCGCCTGCCGGTTCAAGCTTGTGATTTCTTCGGCTACCGTCATTTCTTCCTCTTTCTCCAGATCGTCCTGGCAGGTCATGCACAACCCGTCCACACCGTGCAGGTCGCAGACTTTGTCTGCGCAGCGCGGGCAGTCCACGATGCGTCCTTCGCATTCGGAATCGCGGTGCGCGAAGCAAGATGTTTGGGCTTGCATAACCATTTCCTATCTGTTACGATTATACGTAGCGGTACGAACAAGGTCAAGGGATTTAATCAACTAAATTTACGTAGCGTCAGGAAAGGGTAGACTATGAATGATGGCTGGCAAACGGAAGAACCCGGCAGCGGTGGCGTTAGGAAAGAAGGGCGGCAAGGCTCGAGCAAAGAAGCTCACCGCAAAAGAATTGTCAGAGCAGGGGCGCAAGGCGATACTGGCCCGCTGGCAGAAGCAGAAAGAAGAGGCCATTAAGCCATGACCGATCTACAGATCTTGACCCTCGCGATCGCCATCGTGTTTCCGGCCTGCGCAGTGCTATACAGCAACAGCCGGATCAATGAAGCCAAAGAGACGCTGCGCGCAGAAATGGCATTGATGAAAACGGAGATCGTGAATGAGGTCCAGGTCCTCAAAGCCGAAATTCAGGCACTCAAAACCGAGGTCCATTCAGTGCTTACGGAAGTCCGGCATGCGGTAGAGGAAGTCCGCATGGCTATCAAGGTGCATGAACTGGAGCACCACAAATAGCCATGCCTGACGAGCAACCGAGATTGGCCGAAAAATTCATCAAGAACCCTGCACTCAAACTACGCGACCTCCCTGTCGGCGAAACAGCGTTCATCAGCGAGGCTCTTGTTGAACTGGACAAAGACCGCAGGCCGTGGCTTTGGCTAAACGGACATGCTTACGATGACCTGCGGGCCAGAGCATGGGCAGCAAACTGTCTGCGGGTGCGCCGTGATGCTGATGGCTGGGTACTGCTGGTGCCAAACGGGAACGCATACAAATTTGACAAGTTTGCCGGTGATCGTTTGGAATCGTACGCCCCTATCATTCGCATTGAGGAGATCCCTTGAGCCGCATTACGAATCTGGAAAACAAGAAGCCATGAGCCGCTTCCTGCTCGTCTCGACGCCGCGCTCGGGCAACACCTATCTGCGGCGGCTGCTGGCGACGACGCTCGGCTGCCACGAGTTCGCGGTTCATCGGCCGTCCGATGTCGATTGGGAATCGCTGCCGCCCAGCTTCATCGGCCAGATCCACTGGCATCCCACGCCGGAGCTGCTCAACCTGCTCGAGCGCCACCAGGTCACGCCGCTTGTGCTGCACCGGCACCCGCTGGACGTGCTCGTCTCGATCCTGCACTTTTCGAATTTCGAACCGCAGACCGCGAACTGGCTGAACGGCGAATGGGGTGACGAAACGCGACTGCTCAGCAGAGGCCCGCGCAGCGCGGACTTCGTCGGGTACAGCTTCTCGATGCGCGCAGAAACGCTGCTCAACCTGTCGCTCGAATGGACGCGCCGCGACACCTATCGCCTTTCCTATGAAGACCTGGTCGCTGATCCGGCGCCGCGGCTGATACGCCTGCTCGAAGACCACGGCATCGCTCCGGATCAGGCGGCGATCGCGCAGGCTCTTGCCACGCATACGCTGGAGCAATCCCGCACGACGGCGCCGAACCGTCACTTCTGGCGCGGCCAGCCGGGACTCTGGACGCAACTGATCGACCGGATCATTGCGCAAGCCATCGAAGCGCGCCACCAGCCGGCGTTCCACACCTTCGGTTACGACACGCAGGCCGCACGCAGGCGCAGTTACGACGAGATCGACGCATCGTGGAACAGTCTTTACTAGGCGCAGCGGTAACAGCCGGTAATGAACCACTGCGTGGCCCCGAGCGTATAGTTCGTTGTGCTGGGGTACACGCTCATGATGCCGGCGCTCGGATTGCCGAACAGCGCTACACCGGCCTGCAGCGCGGTGCCGCTCACGCCGTTGATCGAAACGCCGTTGGTACGGTTTCCCACTACCACCACGGGCAAGGTCAACTGGACATTGTTGCTCGCCGTGCCGCCGAGCGTAGCGGTCCACTCCATCGAGATGTAGACAATCGGGCCGGCGCGCAGATATTGCGCGAGCTGGAACACCGGCGAACTGACCGTCATCGAGCCACCACCGGTCACGGTGGGCGTCCAGGTCGTCCAGCTCCCCACTGGATCGTAGGCACTGATGTTGCCGGATGCATCGCTCTGCCATTTGAGGTTCACTACCCCTGCAGGCGCAGCGGGCGTCGTGTCGTTAAAGTTGACAGTGGAAATGGGAGTACCCTCCTTAGTATGAAGTTGGTGAAATCAGGCGGCGCGGTAGAAGCCCGCGATCATGATTTGATACGCCCCCGCCGGCCACTGGCCCGGCTGATCGTTGGGCGTGCGCAGGACACCGTTGCCGACGTTCAGAACGTGACAGGCGCAGGTCGAAAACGGTGCCCCGCTGGGGCCGGTTTCGATGATGGCGCTCAGTACGGAAAACGTGCCCGGCTGGTTCTGCGAAGTCGGCGGCAGACCAAAATACAGATAGGTCGCGGTCGCGGACAAACTCGCAGCGAAGCGCAGCGTGAAGAATACGATGTTGCCGGTCTGCAGATAGCCGGTATCCTGCCAGGTAGTCGCACTGAACGTGCCGGCGTCCGATCCGAGCGTCGGCGTGTAGGTCTGCCAGGCGGCCGTGGGCGTGGAGAGATAGCCGGAAATATTGCCGCTGCCATCCGACTGCCAGGTGATATTGGTGTTTCCGATCGGGGCCGCAGGGGTGGTGTTTGAGAAATTCGCAACAGGCATAAGGTTTTACTTGAAGGAGAAGGTTAGAAAGTGGAGCAATACATCGGCAATGCCATCGTGGGCATCGTGCTATTGGTGCTGGGTTTTATGCTGAATAGCAACATCAACAGCCGTTTCACGCGCATCGAGACGGACATCAAATCACTGGGCGATTCGCTGCGCAGCGAGATCGGCGGTATTCGGGATATGCTGACCGGCAAGATTATCGAGCACACCGAGCGGATCACGCGCGTCGAAGACAACAAGCAGGACAAGAAGCCATGAGCGAAGAAGAGCTAAACCCGAACGGTACGCGCTTTGACAAGATCGAGCGCACGCTCATCAAGATGATCGACCACCATGAAGCTGAGTTCCGCGCCATGCGGACGTGGCAAGTGCTGGCACAGGATCATATGGAACGGATTGATGAGAACATGGCGAAGCTACAGGCGAATATGGACCGGCTGGTAGCGAACGAAGATGAGCGCGGCAAGCGCATCGACAAGTTGGTGGAAGCCATCGGAAAACTGATCGAGCGCATCCCGCCTGAGAATTTACGGTGAAGAAAAGTTTCTGGAGGAAAGTAATTTGTTAACAAGATTGTGGTTTGTGCTCTGCGTGATTTGGGGTGCAGTGTTCTTTTTGAACTGCACGACGCGGGAGCGATTCAGCTTTGATCAGTACGATGCGGTACTCGTGTTCGGGCCGTTCCTGTTGGGCGTGTTCATCCGGCTGATGTACCGCTATGTTCGCTTCGGTTCAGTCGTCCGGAGGCCTTTATGAAATTAGCTTTGCTTCTAGGATGTTTGGAGTGTCTGCCTGTGGGAGCCTTCCTGATCATCGGGCTGGTCACGCATTGGTCGCATGACGGCATCTGGATGGGATTGGAGCTTTACCTTCTACTGACCGTGGCGGTCTTGGAAATTTGCTGGCGCGCATCAGGGCTTCCGTTCCGTGACTTTTGGCGCGAACTCAACAAGCCGGGAACGTCCCGGCGCTCTAAGGTCCAGGCCGTCTCTGCTCCACCGCCGTTGTTGCCGCTCCCTGACCGAGAATCCGCAGAATAGCCGCATTGTCGCCGAGTTTTGCCGCCATCGACAACGCCGCCCTCTGTGCAGTGGGTAGCGCTCCAAGTTGTCCGCTATCGGCAGCATTCTTTAGTGCTTGCACGACTGGTCCGGCAAGCTTCGGGTAAAGATAGCCCCCCGCTGCTTCAAAAGCTAATGCCTTGCCGGGGAAATCGACCGGGATTAAACTGCTGCCTTCGCGTCCCAACATCATCCCAACTGCTGGTTGCGTCGCTTTCTGCAATCCCTGTTCAAAGCGGGATGGGACTATGCCGCGCCCGTAGCTGATGTTCTTATCAGCCACCTTGTCTGCAGCCGTGAGGTTTGCCCAATCGCGGTTTAACTCTGCGGTTCCCGGCTCGATCTGATCCAAGCCGCCACGATAGATGTCGCCAACATCACGATATAAGTTTTGGTCCGCTTCCGGAGAGGCCCAATTGGTCTTGCCATTCGAGGCATCACGTAGCGTCCGCAGATCCCTGAACTTGACATTGCCGCCCGTGTCCATTTCGCCCTTTACATCTGCGATCTGTTCCTCAATGCGCGAGACGATCTCTTTATTCGCGCTAGGCACCTTTCCGCTAGAAGTTGTGAACCGCGATTTGAGTTGCTCCAGCTTTTGCACGATATCGTTGCCCGCCATCGTTTTGTCTCCGATACCGGCCGCTTCCCGCGTTGCATACTGCTGGCTGAGATCCTGCAGTTGGCCGCGCACGGCATCCTGCATCTCCTGCACGCCTGCTTGCGGCGTAATGCCGTACTTCGCCAATGTGGGCATGGCCTTCTGGATCGCAGGCAGTTGCATTGGGGTCGCCGCAAACGCATCGCGGAAATTCTCGACGGTAGCGGCCTTTGGCAATTGTGCCAGCGCTCGAATACGACCTATTGCCGAACCGGCAGCCTCTCCACCGACACCCAGCACGCCGCCAATTGCCATGCTCCTGGGATCACCTCGCGTCTGCAGCCCCGATACGCCAGCGCCGATGCCGGCTTGCGTTGCGGCTCGAGCCAGGAACGGTGCCGCTTCCATTGCTTTGCTCGCCGCACCGCCCGGAATAGCGAACTCAAGAGCCTGTTCGCCAAACTTGCCAATCCCCTGATAGGCGTTGGCGGCCGGTGCGTTCGCTCTGGCTAGAACCTGTCGCGCATTTTCCCCGATAGGACCAGGGACGTAACTGGCAAGGAACGCAGGGATTGTCGCCGCACTCTTTGCCGCTCCATGCAGAAGCGAGACAAGTGCCCCTTCCGGTGGAGTCGCCACGGTTTCCCACTCGCTATCTGTCGCGCTCGTCGGAGCAGAGGGAGAGGGAACGGTTTCCCACTCATTGTCTATTGCTGGGTTTGCCATGTTTTCCCGCCGTCAGTGGAATAGCGGAATTTGCCGGTTACTTTGCTGCGCTGAATGATCGCACCTGTCGGAATTCCGGTAGGGGCCGCACCCTGCGCCGACGGCTTCATCGTGGTCGGATCGAAGCCCATGTTGGTCAGCGCTTCTTTGGCGCGTGGAGTGAGTAGCGCATTGACTTTCGGATGATCAGCGGTGAAGTTGGTGCCGCGCATATAGTCCTGCTTGAGCGAGTCCATCGCCTCTCCCAGCAATCCAATGTTCGTCTTAACTGCCCCATGCAGTTGTTCTGGGGACATGTCACCGGAGAGGTTCTTCTTGATGGCTTCCTGCTCTCCTTCGCCAATCGAGCCGGTCGCCTTGTTTAATTCGCCCGAGACGCGCTGGATGATGCTGGCTACGTTCGATTGTTGCGGTGCGCCGAACGTGGCGACGAAACGATTGTACAGCGCATTGCCCGGCACAAAGGTGCCGTTCTTCAGCGCCTGCCCGGCCTGGTCTAAAAGTTCAAGGTGACCGATGGCCGTATTGATGGCGTTTACCTGCTTGCTCTTTCCGCCTTCTGAGAAGTCCTTCATTGCCGTATAGCGGTTCGCATTAAAGGTGTGGTCGTATTGCGTAACCGCAGAGAGCAAAGCCAGCGCAGCCGGCGAGCGGCTTCCGGCGGGCGGTGGTGGAATGTCTCCATTTGCGATTTGCCGCACCGTATTTTGCGACGCCGGCGGTAGTGTCTTGAGAAAGTCTTCTCCCGTCAGCCCCTGCGTGTCACCTGTAGTCGGCATGTACGGCTGCTGTGCGGTGTAGTTGCTCAGCGTTTGGGCGCCAGGCGCTACGGTAGCGCCGGGACGAATCGGCTGCGCCGTTGCGCCGCCTGCGGCATTCGGCACCAGCACGATTGGCGGATGATACGTAACATTCGAGTACGCCTGGACTGCATCCGCAATTGTCTTGCCTGGATTCCGCTTTAGAAAGTCGGCGATGAACTGGTTTTCCGCACCGACAGGTGCGACTTCTCTGGCCCATTCGGCTGGCGTAAAGGTTGCATGCAGTACATCCGCTTGCGTGGGCTTGTCGCCCAGGCCGGAATATATCGCCTGCACTGGTTTCGGCAAACCAGAGAGCGCTTCCTTCCAGGCTTCTGGTCCCTTTTGTGCGGCTTGCATCAGCGTAGGCAATTGGTTTTTGGCATAAGTGTTTGCCATGCCGGCACGCTCTGACGCCGGCGCATTGCGCGTTTGCAGGTCAAACTGCAGGTCCGGCGTCCAGGGCCTTCCTTCGAACTCGCTGACGTTGGCACCCCTGGCTTTCTGGTCCGCAAGAATCTTCTGAAAATCTTCTGCGTTCTGTGCGCTAGAAAGAGCCGCGATGGCAGCCGCGTCTTTCTTGAGTCCCAATTCGCCCATCGCTGCCTCGCCACGCTGGGCTGACGACATCATGGCCGTGACCTTTTGCGACTTGCCGATGGCATTGTCGATCATCGGGTCATAGCGCTGATGCAGATAACCCAAATCATCCTGGTGCGCCTGGATATCCTGTATGGCGGCATTGGCAGCATCCGAATTCATCACGCCTTGCTTCGTGAGTCCGTATACGCCCGTCATTAACGATCCGGCCGTGAAGTGCTGCTTCACCGCATACGCCGTCTGGCCCACTAGGTCATTCTGCGCTTCCTGTAGAGCGACTTTGGTCTGCTGATACTTGGCGGCGGACTCATTTGCGGCAGTCAGGCTGGGGATCACGTTCGGCAGAGCATACCCAAAACCGCCGGCCGCCATCTTTTGCGAGATCTTTCCAACGTCATACTCCGACGTGCCGTCCTGGTTGACTTTGAAATTGTCCGCAAGCGCCGCGCCCAGCGCCTGTTGCGCGGCCATCTGGCGCTGCTCCTGCTGCAATTGCAGTTGCGAGAGCTGGCCCTGCGTCTGCTGGTTCTTGAGCGCCTGGACCTGCGCGATGGTCGCGAGCGGATTCGCGATCTGCGGCGGCTGATAGGCGAGTGAAATGTTCGGGTCGAGCGGCATAGGATTAACTCCCGAAGGAACTGCCCGGCACCAGCAGGCTGTTGAGGCCTGAGCCTAATTGAGCGGTATAGGCACTGCCGAGTTCCGGCAATGCGCTGGATACGAAGGGCGCGGCACCAACGGATGCCTGCGGCAGTCCGCCCAGCACGCCCATCGCGATATCCCCTTGCTGGGCGGCACTGGCGGTATCCTGACCTGGATTGAAGGGCGTGCTAGGTTGTCCGAACAGTTTGCTGAGAATCGCCGCATTCATGGCGGCGTTGCCGACACCGCCGAGTCCCTGCGCCCACGCATTCGCTTGGCCCATCGTCCCTGCGGCTTGCGCGGCACCCGCAGAGGTGAGCAGGTTGCCTTGCTGCGCGGCGTAATTCTGCGCTGCCTGATTTGCCTGCGAGGCCGCACCCGCACCCATGCCCGCGATCCCGGCGATGCGGTTGTAGGCATTCTGCAGCATCTGTTGCTGGACACCGAAGTTTGTTCCGTACACGCCGCTTTGCGCACCGAGCGCGCCCTGCGCCGCGGCCTGGTTCGTTCCGTAGCTGTTCAGCGCATTCGCGTACGCCTGTTGATAGTTGGTCGATGCCAATCCCTGCCCATACTGCTGCGCTGCTTTCGCGGCGCCGCCTCCAGTGATGCCCGTTGCCGCCTGACTTCGTTGCAGCGCTTGCAGTCCCTGATCGAAGGCGAACTGATAACCGGGCGTGGCAGCGGCCTGCGCGGCGGTCGGTGCCTGAAACGTGCCGGGTTGCAAAGCCGTTGCCGCAAGGCCTGTCGGCGTGAACGCCGGGTAATTGGTCTGTGCGAACTGTCCGCCCGGTTGCGTCCCCGCTTGCAATTGCGAGAGCGCGCCTTTGCCCGCGGCAAGGTACGGTGCCAGATTCTGCTGCTGCTGTGCGAACTCCTGCGCCTGCAGTTGCTCGGCAGACTGCGCTGCTTGCGCTTGTGTTTTAGCGGCTTGTCCGGCAGCATGCGATCCGATGGCTGCGCTGCCGATGGAAGTTGCGCCGCCGATCGCAGCCGCAAGTCCGATTGCTGTACTGGTCGCTACGCTCATATTCCGTTGCTCCCTTCGATGTCATAGAAGCAGGCCCAGATCAATCGCCCGTCCTGCGGTGAAGAGCCGAAGCCTTCCCACGGCCAGCGCGAATGGAAGAACTGCGTCGGATACGTGAGGAAGCGGTTGAACTGCATTCCCATGAGACCGACCTGCTCCCAGGCGTTCGCATCTTTCCATTCGCGGTTCATCAGCCGGTAAAAGGCATCCGCGTCCATGCCGTGCGCAGCGAGTTCTTCGCGCGATAACAGGTAGCTCATCCCGAGAGCCCGGTGCTTCCAGAAGGCCGTGCCGCCGATGCACTGGTCCGGCAGATTCAGATAGAGCACGCTGGCGAATTTCGCGCAGATGTCATCGCTGTGTACCCAGCTATGCGGCAGCTCGCCCTTGAGGTTCAGCCGGAAGCAGGAGAGCCGCGGCGTGATTTTTCTGCCCAGCACTTCTCCGATCCGCTCGTACCACTGCGGCACCGGATACTGCGAGATGCCGGTATAGGTTCCTCCGTCCGGCCCCTGCTCAGTCGAGAATTGTCCTGCGATCACCGCCTCGCGCACGTGAAGCGCATCGGGCGCGAAGTTCTCGACGCAGAGACCGGGAATGTTCATAGCGCCCGCTGATAGGAGGCTTCGACAAACTCGTAGCCGAGCCGCAGATAGAGCGTGGCTACCCGGTCAGTCGGTGCGATCATCTGCATTTTTTCCGCGCCCACCGCTTTCGCGCGGCGCTCCGCTTCTTTCAGCAACTTGAGACCTTCGCCGCGGTGCTCCGGTTCCACCCACCAAAACACTTCACCGGCCGTCGATTCGCCGGAGATGAAGTGCGGATACACCACGTAACCCAGCATGCCGACCAGTTCCCCTTCGCGCTCACTCACCAGCAGCCCGCCGCTCGCAGCCAGTTGCGTCGCGAGTTCTGCCATCTTCGCCGGGTTCTCCGCTAAGACCTTCGCATAGCCGGTCTCCGAGCGGAAGCGCCGGCCCATCTCGACCAGGCGCGGCACGTCCTCTGCTGTGGCCTGCCGGATCATCGCCGCCGATACCAGCCTCCGGCATAGATCGAGACCGTGCCGGCCGGGTACATCGCGTTCCCGCGCAGGTACATCGTCATGTTGGGCGAAACGGCCAGCCCGGCGAGAAATTCGGTTGTGACACCAGTCGCATTCGCCATGCCGTTGAAGGAAAAGTACTGCGAACCGAAGATGGTCGTGGGCAGTGTCGCGGTCAGGCCTGCGCCGGTGCCGGCCGCCGTGAACGAGGCAATCAGCCGAAAGGTCACGTTGTCCCCGAATACCTGATATTCAGCCGGCGAGAACGTAGGACTCGAGATCGTCAGACTGCCGCTGCCGGTCAAGGTGGGTGTCCAGGGAAGCCAGGCCGAAGGCATACGGCGCAGAATGACCCAATCAAGCGAGCTGGGGCCGCCGATCGCATAGAGCTGAATCGCCTCGCCGCCGTACAGCACTTCGGTCGTGGCCGTCCCGCCGGCGCGGTAATAAATGTTGTAGCCGTTGCCCGCCACGGTGACTGTATTCGCAGTCGTGACGTCGCCGCGGCTGATCAGAAACTGGTCGCCCGTGCTGTGCGGGTTGGGCAGGTTCAGCGTGATCGAGCCTGCGGTCGCATCGGCATTCACGGTCGAATGCAGCATCGAAAGCGTATAGGTGCCGCTGGTCGTATAGGAGATCGGCGAAGCCGGCGGCAGATCCTGATAGGTAAGCGCCCGAAACGCCGGTACTGCAGCGCTGCCAGAAGCCGGACCCGCCCACACGGTGTTCGCGGATTCATTCGCTTTCGTGACCGCGAGCGTGCCGGCACTTGTCACTGGCGAGCCCGCCACACTGAACTCCGCAGGCATCGTGAGCGCGACGGAGGTAACCGTGCCGCCTGTGCCGGTGGCTACATAGCCGGAGATTTTCTGCCCGTTACCCTGCCAGGTGACGAGCGTCGATCCGCCCGGTGCGGCCGGTGTCGAGTCGCTCAGAATCAGATTCGGACCGAGCAAATTCACTTCGCTCATAGCGTTCGCCGGAACCAGTCGGAAGAGAGCGTCACGTCGAAGTTGGTCTCGTTCGTATCGAGAAAGATGCCGGCCTGCGTTGCGCCACCCGTCAAAAATGCGGCGCGCCCCACCTGGTTCATTTGCATGAAAGACGCACCGTCCAGTGCTGCTGAGAGGGTGAGGTTGGTCCCGTCGTCGCGAATGCGGAAATAGAGCGGCGTAGTAGGTGTGCCCGTCTGTCCGAACGTGAACGGAGTCGAATTGAAGGAGGTCGGGCTGTTGTAGTAGCTCATGCACAACCCTTGCGTGTACTGGTAATGAAAGAGCACCAGTTGTCCGGCGGTATTGCGCAGGATGATTCCGCCCTGCGCATAGTTCGACGGCGGCGCAAAAAACCAGATCTTTGACGTTACTTCCCACGGCGTGGCGGGCACCGTCTGCACGATCATGTGCTTGTTGTCGCCGCTAGCTCGCGGGCAGAACAGCTTCAGAATCGAATTGCTTTGCGATGCCGTCACGCTGCCCTGGTTCACCCAGGTCCAGCGCACGGTGTCGAGGCTCGCCCCGAGAAACTCATCATCCAGCGTGCCTGCGCTCGACGGCGGCGCATCCGGTAACGCCGCAAGCCAGGCCGGCAGAGAAGTCGACGTCACATAAGCCGATGCATTTCCTGAGGAGTCGTTCTGCCACTTGACGTTCGTCGAGCCGCCGGGCGCTGCCGGCGTGGTGTCGTTGAAGTTGATGCTCATGCGCCGTTAATCAGAAAGGGTTTCGGTGCGTTGAAGGTAACGATCAAATCGTCAGACACGCCCACGGAATTGATCTTGACGATTTGTGTGGCAATCGTGGCCGGCGGCAGCGTGCGCGGCTCCCAATCGGAGGCAGAATTCACCCACGTCAGCACCTGTCCGTCCGTGGGTGGCGTGGCGGCCACCGTCCGCGTCTGCAGCTTCACGACCGTCTGCACGGTATTTGTGCCGCTCAGATCGCCGCTGAAGGTCACCGGTGCCGGAATCACGGTGCCAGAGTCGACCACGTTGCCGGCCGAATCATAGACCGCCGCATGACCGCTCGAGGTCGCACCGCCGCCGAACATCTGAATCAGTGAGCCCGGCCCCTGCCGCGCCACGGCGCGGATCTGGTCATAGTCGATATTGCCGCGCTGATTCTTGACGTAATTGGGAATCGTGCCTGGACTGCCGATCGAGTAAAACGGCACGTTTTGATAAGCGTTATTGCGCGTGGTGGCCCAGTAACCGTACGTGCGCACAATATTGGAAATCCGGAACTCCTCGATGATTCCGCCGTAAAACAAATTCGCGCCGACTGTCGGCTGTTTGCCAAGCAGCATATTTGTCGAACTATTCGACAAGCCGCTAGGCGCTGAGGCCGTTGCTGAGTACACATTGCCCAGAGTGTCGCCGTCGTACATGTTCACCGTCGTACCGTCATAGGTCCACGCCGCGGCGTGCAACCAATACGGCACTCCGCCCAATGTGAAGGCATATGCCGTATTGTTCAGGTACGCCTGCGTGACCCAGCTCCCGGTCGGCATGGCAAGCGCATAGCCGTGGTTCGACAGGTCGTTGTTCGAAGCGCACGTCTGACCACCAATAGAAGTAGCGGGTGCGCCCCAGGACTCAATGGTGAGCGGAATGCTATTAAAGGTTGCGCCCAGATCGATGTAGGCCGCGCCGGTCGGGTTGCCGTGGTCGCCCCCTCCGTTGAACTGCGCTGCTCCGCCCCAATCGCCCGTTGTGGCTGTCGTGCCGTAGTTCGTCGAGACATGCGCGTTTGCGGTTGAATCCGCCAGATTCAAGGTCGTGCCGTCGCCGAAATGGTAGACGCACATGTAATTGCCATCCCAGACGCCGGTCGGGTTGGCAAGGTCATAGGTGATGTTCGAATCGCCGTAGTTGATATAGATGACCGTATTCGCGGCGATGGAGACACTCGGAATACGCACCCAGAATTCAACCTTGCCGCTGACTGGGTTGTATTGCACGCGCTCATAGGCGAGGATCTGCCGGGTACCAGTATCTGCCGAGAAGTAGATGTCAATGCCGCTGTTGTTTAGGACGTTGCCGCCGTTAGCGGTCGTCTTCAGCCAGGTGTACGTACCGGCGAACAGAAACGGGTAGGCTGAGAGGGCCGTTCCGCCCACTACCTGCGTGTGATCGATCGTGATCGGACGCTGCAGGGCCATCAGTGACAGTACTCGGCGATCATGAGGTCATTCGATTTCGGCGCCACGGCGTACGTGATCATCGCGCTGCTGACCGTGATGTCGGTGGCCGGTACTTGCTCAACGCCGTTCAGATAGACCACGAGCGAAGCCGCCGGATTCGGCGTGAAGCTCAACGTAAAGACCAGGTTGGTCGAGTTCATCGTGCCCGCCGGCACTTCCTGAACAAAGTTGACGGTGCCGCCGGCAGACGGCGTTACCGGCTCCCAATCGTTGTTGACACTGACCCACGTCAAGACCTGTCCGTTGGTGGGTGCGGTGGTCGAGATATGCCGGGTCTGCAAACCGATCACGGTCTGATTCGTATTGGTGCCGCTCAAATCGCCGCCGGCGCTGAAAATGCCGCCGGTGTCGATATTGACAACGGTGCGATATAAGGTCTGCAGCCAGATGCGGCTCTGGTCCGTCAGCATGCCGTTCGTGGTCTGCGACCACGGATAGGCCGACTGGTAGTTCCAGAATTTTTTGATCGCCACGAGAGGTTTGGATGAGCCCGCGTTCTATCAGCGAGGCGAAGACGTAAGCATTAGTTAAAGCAGGGCCGCACGTCGCCCTTGAGTGCAATCAGCGCGAGCGGAATCGGATCGTTGCCCGAGATCTGGAACACGCGATCGGTCGCACGTCCCAAGGCACGCCAGTCGATGCGTTTATTGAACGCGCCCAGTGCGCCGATGGAGGCCGGGCGCAGCGGCTGCGTCCAGGTATAGCCGCCATCATCCGATTTCGAAAGCGTGATGGTCGCAGGTGTCGCCGCCGACAGGCTGCCCGACACGCCCGTCTGGCAGATCAGCCGCACTAAGTCATACATGACGCCCATCTGGTCGGCATTCACATGCGGAAACCTGCGCATCCAGTAGATCGGCGTGCCGTTGAAGTCGTAATACTTCTGGCTCTGCAAGTAGATCGTGGAGTTCCGGTAATCGCCCACGATGTGCAACTGCAGGTTCGCATCGTAAATATGCACCTCGGCCCAATCGCGGTCCCAGGTCTGCGTGGTTGCGTTCCACACGCCGCGCTCCATCCACAATCCGGTCGCGATGTCATAGGCCCAGCTTTTGTTCGCGCTCGGAAAATTCCAGACGATGATGGCGTGCCCGTTCTCCTGATAGACCCGCGGCACGACGTCGCGCACGGTCGGGTAACTCTGCCAGCTCGTCTCGACCGCATGCGTCGAAATGCGGACCGGTGTCACGGCATCGAGGCGAAAGGCCCAGCCGGCGCCCGAAGAATTCACCGCGATCCCGAAGATCATGTTGTCGGCAATGATCAACGAATTCCGGTAAGCACCCGATTCGACATAGACGGACTGATCACGCGTAAACGGGAAATTCGCATCGCCCGAATCGACGTAGCTTTCAATATGATTGCTTCCGAACATGGTCACGCGCCGGTTGCAGACGCGAAAACCCATCGTCAGGTCCGGCGTTTCTTCGAACGCGAAGTCCAGCGGATTCCACGTCGTACCGTCTTGGAAGTTGCTGATGTAAAAATTCCCTGACGCCGCCAGGCCAATGAAATAACCATCGCACTCGTCCACCTCAAGGATCGTTTCGGGCGTGGTGACAGACGAATGATAGGTATTGGTCGTTAAGTCGAACAGGCTGGTGACGTTGTTCGAAGCGATGCAGAGCTGGTTGCCGCGGATGTTCACGCCGAAGCTATACCGCACATACTGCCCGACGCACGGCCCAGTCGGGCCTAATGCGGTCGCAGAGAACGGCGGCGCTGAGCCGGTGAGCTCGTAGAGTTCATCGGCAGCAATGAAAAACCTTCTGCCATTGATATAGACGCCCGCACCGATGCCCGGTCCCGGTGTCGGAAGCACCAGCATGACGCCGTTGACCGAAATGCCGGATGCGCCGGACGGATCGATCGCCACGCCGTTCACCGAGATGCCGATGCCCACCACGACGCTATTGACGGAGATGGACAGACCCACGCCGGCGATGGTGGCGGCCGCGAACAGGCCCGGCACCTTCGTGTAGTAAAAATTCGTCTTGCCCTGCGCCTGCACCTGCTCAGGGATCAGGTTCACGCAGCGCTCGCCGTCTGCTGCCGGTGAAACTCCCAAGTAAGTTGGGCCTATCGCCCCTTGTAAATCGATTAAAGGCACAAAGATCTGTTAAAATAGAAGCAGGACCACAAGTGCGCTAACACTTATGGCCCCTGACCAAAGCAACCGCAGGAGGGTTGCATATGGCTACTCCCATTCCACCACGCCGTCAACGGGGTATTCGGCAAAGCACCATTGATACACATATCGGCCAGAAGTACGGACTTTGGACGGTACTGTCGTATTCCCACACCGTGCCTATCAATCGGCATCATTTCGTTTGCCGGTGCGACTGCGGAACAATCAAACCTGTACAGATTTATGAAGCGGCGGTAGGAGAAACCAAGTCCTGTGGATGTCTTCGCCACAGACCGTCCCCCAATAGACTCGCACACGGAGAAGCAGCGTTTAATTACTTGGTAGATAAGTATAAAAGGCATGCAAAAACGCGCGGCGTTATTTACACCATCACCCGCGAACACTTCAGGCAACTCATCTCTCAGTCTTGCTTTTACTGCGGGAAGGCTCCTTTCCAGGAGTGCCGGGACAAAAGATACGACACTGGGTCTTTTCTCTATAACGGGATTGACCGCGTTGATAATGATCTTGGATACACATCAGACAATTGTGTGACTAGTTGTCGACCGTGCAACGTAGCCAAAGGAAGCGTCTCCAAGGAGATGGTCTACAAGCTCTACCATCGGCTTTTTTCCTAGAACACACCACTCAAGAACTGCGACCGCGTAATGTAGCCGCCGCCGGTGCGCGTCGGCACGCCGGGCGCATACGCCATCGCCATATCCGGCGCGGAAATTTCTTTGATCAGCGCCAGCGCATCCGCGGCGTTGCGCATGGTGAGCGCGCTCGGCGTGACGCCGAAACTGGAAGCAATCTCGACCGCCAGGTTCAGAAACATCGCACGGAAATAGCCGGTTGACACGTTGACCGGATCGGTCAAATTGCCGACCGTGAGCGCGTACCAGTAGAACAGTTCAACCTGATTCACCACGGTCGGAATGCCCCAGACCGAGAAGCGTGTCGCGGTGTAGGGAAGTCCCGTCGTGGAATTGATGCCGGTGACCACGCTGCGGTCCAGATAGCAGTACTGCGGAAAGGTGATCGGCAGCAGCGGCAGCGAAATGTTCGCCCAGCCCTGCACACTGAGAACTTCGATTGGAATGCGTAGCGGCGTCGAACCGGCCGCGAGCGGCAGATTCGGCCCGTTGTTCACGTACGCCTGCACCGGATACAATCCGGCAGCGACTCCGTTCACGTTGAAGCTGTTGTACGGCGGCGGCACAGACTCGATCTGGTTGACGCGCACATCGTTCACCAGATAGCCGACCGACTGCGGAGCGCCGACGTTGGACGGATTCGTGAGCAATACGTTAGTCGCGTTCTCTGAGAGGCGCACCGGCATGGGCGCGTTCCAGTCCGGCGAGTTGATTCCGATTAAATAGGTCTGCTGGCCGGGAATGAGCGAAAAGACCTGCTGTTGGTACCAAGGTACAAAAGTCGGGTCCAAATTCCAGCTGTCCACCATCCAGTACAGACGATCCAGCAGACGCTGTGCCAGCGCTGCGTTGTCGGTGAGCGCATCGCCGAGCGCAACAATATTTAACTCGCCCGCGGCCTGAGTTAATAAATCCAGATAGGTCTGGCCCGGCACTCAGTCCTCTTTCGGCAGAAAGCGCCCGCCGGCGCCTCTCTTGGGCGGCTGCGCCGCAGTCACATACTCTTGTTCCGGCTCTTCTGCCATCGCGGCTTCGAGCGCTTCGGCCAGCGTCGAATACCAGCCTTCCCGCAAGCGCGCCTGCTCTTCCTGGGCGTCTTTCACCACGATCGAGTCTTCGCCGCCGATGGTAAAGATCGCCTTCGGGTACGCCTTGAACACGTATTGCGGCAGCTCGTCGTCTTCGGACAAGCCCAGTTCGTGCTTCTGTTCCTTTTCGTTGTTGCGGCGCGCTGTGGCAAAGAACTCCTGCACGGCCAGATTGACCGAGCCGTTACGCCGGAATTGCAGGTCTGGCATGTACTGATTCCTTTCAGAAGTAAAAGTCGGGAGCGGGCATGACTGCGTGGAGTAAGCAGTTCCTGGTGGAACCCGCTCCCGTGCGAAACAAATCGCTCGAAGACTGCTTTAGATTGCCACTCCGTGGCGCTCTAGAAATTCATCCATCGCACGGAGCCGTTTTCGTGAATCACCGATTAAACCCAATACACGATTGCAGGTATGGCACAACCAGCCGCGAAACTTGCCGGTCGCGTGATCGTGATCGAAGCAGATTTCGTCGGCGGTCGCCCCGCATATTTCGCAACGATCTGATGGTGGCCCTCCGGCACGCTTTAAATCGCGGCGTTCCTTTGCTCGCGTGTTTTTGATAAGGTTGGCCGCTCTGTACTTTGCCGCATAAACCGGATCTTCCTGCATTCGGCGCTTGTGCCGTTCCTTGGCCCGTTCCCGATTAACGGCGATCCTTTTGGGATTGTCTGCCGCCCACTTGCGGTTATAAGCAAGACTGTAGGCCTTGCCCTCCTCCGTCTTTCTCCACTTACGGGAATTGGCCGCAAAGTTCTCTGCGTCTTGCTTGTAGCGCTCCTTGCGATGCAGCAGGTGGCATTCGACGCAAGCGTCATCGGATACCCAGCGTTCACTTACGTGCCCATACTTGCAAGGCTCGCCAGAACGGTAACGTTTCTTTCCGGCGGCAATTGCTTCTTCTTTCGAGAGAGCGCCCAGAAAATCGAGCGCGGCTTGAGGTGGAATAGGTTTAGCCATGTGCAACCCTCCATCGGTTGCCTTGGTATAGGGCAAGGAGGTCTGTTACACCTCTTTGCCCTGAACCTATTATACACCAAATGTTATCCGCATTGATTGTCCCAGCGTACCTGTATTACTCCATTCAGGCTTACCGTAAATGACTGAGTACAATCAGCTTGCCACAACACAGGACCACTCTGGATATAAGGCGCCCATTCCAAAAAGAATATCCCACCTCACCTTCCATTGATCGTTATCACCGTCGAGATAACTCATGTACCTCATGAAGCATCCGGTCTCCGGATCAGTGTCGCCGTAGGCTTCGAGCACGCCCTGCGTGGGCACGTCGAGCTGGCCGTAGACGACCGCAAACGATTTCTCATGAAATGCCAAGCCGGTCGTGATGGTATTGGTGCCGCCGCTTGCGACCCAGATATTGATGGCCGCGCCGGCGGGCGGTGCCTGCGAAATATTTTGATATTGCCCGGTCGAGGTCATGGCCGGGTAAATCGGCAGATTGGTCGTAGCGGTGAGTGCGGTGGTCTGCGTCACGACGAACGACTGCAGCACGCCGATACTCTGGCGCGACTGCGCGTTCACGGAGTTGACCGCCGTGCCGCCACTGCCGATCGTGAAGCGTGTGCCGACCGGCAGACTGCCGGAAGTAAAACCGCTGATGGTCAGCGTTGAGCCGGACTGGCCTGCGCCTGACACGACCGGCGTGCCGGCATAGGTGGGAGCCACGGTCGTGGGGGTGTTCTGCGATTTAAACCACTGGAGACCATGCGCCTCACCGACACTCCCGGTGCGGTACTGCTGCTCGATCTCCTGGCCCGCGTGAAAGAGCGTCTGGTCCAGCAAGACGGCCTTCGCCATTTGCTGCGGCGAGACAATCACCATGCGATCCGCCGTGTTCATGGGGCAATCGAAGTTGTCCATCGCTACGCCGGCATTCAGATACATACTGTTGTCGGTCGGCGCCACGCCGGGCGTCCCGACAAAGTTCGGGCTGGTCTGGGTCGCGAACAGAAACGCCGAGTAGTCTACATAGTTACTCAGCGCGTCCGCCGCGGGCTTGCCGTAGCGTTCGTACATATGGTCCGCATTCAAGCTGCGCTCGACCGAGCTCAGTTGGTACGCTACGTTCGCCTGAATGCTCATAGTGAGCGGCGTCGTCAGGTTCGTAATTCCCTGAAAACTGGCGGCCTGTTGCGCGGCTACCGTGAAGCGTTGCGGCTTGGGCACCTGAATGGTCTGCCCGGCTTTATTGTGCGAGCCGACGATACGCCCGAACTCTTCACTGTACGAGTGATCGACGTTGCGGGCGAATTTTAAATTATTTTTCCAGTTGGTGTCTCCCCCTCAGACTAAGCCGAAGGGGAGCGTTCACCAACGGGCCAACGTCTTCCATAGGACGGGACTAGTGTTAACGAATGTGTTAGGCATTGTTCCGCTCCTCAGAAGACGTCAGCCCGCGGTGTTCTCCTTGATGATTAAGCATTGAGATGTCTCCGTTTGTGACGTTTAAGGGGTGAATGGGTTCAGGCAGTCATCACTGCCGTCGAACCGCTTTCCGAGAGCGGACAATTGACGGATGGAGGCGATTTGACAGTGTCGCCAAAACTGAAGAAACAACTATAGCTTACGTTCCAGATATGCGGCAAGGCGGCGCAAGATCTCTGGTGAATCCTGCACCATGCCGAGTGCCGAATTGCACTGCTGGCAGAGCCATCCTCGAAATTCCTCCGAGACGTGGCAATGGTCATAACAGAGCTTCGGCGTAACCTTCTCGCAGACTTCGCAGGCATCGGGCTTCGGTCTTCCCGCATCTTTAATGAGGCGCTTTCGACGGCTCTCTGTCTGTCGGGTGATGTGCTCAGGATGCGCTTTCTTCCATTCGCGAATCTGTCGCTTAATGGTTTCAGCATTCTCGCTGCGATAATTTGCGTGATATAACTTTTGCGCTTCGGCGTTTACCTTGGCCCACTGCTTGTAGTAGGCTTTCGTGTCGGCCCGTCGATTCGCTTCGCGGAAACAATCTGTGCAGCCACCGTTGACGAGGCGCTCTGCAATATGTCCATGCTTGCAGGGCTTGCCCGTAAAGTAGCGCTTCAGTCCTGCCTGAATCGCCTGCCCGCGACTGATAATGGGAGTAGCCATATGCAACCCTCCTGCGGTTGCTTTGGTCAGGGGCCATAAGTGCGTCCAACACTTGTGGCTCTGCTTCCATTTTACCCTGCAATCTTACTTCCTGCTGCTGAATCCTGGTCGCTTCTGCTCGTACTTCTGGGCGAGCTTCTCATACTCCGCGAAATTCCGCGCGCCGAAGCCGGGCTTCGAGGCCGAGTAGGGCGTCGATCCGCCGGTCGCGCGCAGTTGCGCCGGCACCTTCACGCGCTCCGGTTCCGGCTCCGGTTCTGCTTCCGGCTCGGCCTGCTGCGCTTTACCGTGGCCGTTCAGGCGTCCGATGAGTTTCCCCATCTCGAGAATCTGGTAGCCGGGTGCCAGGTTCGCAATACGCTGCGCTTCCTCTTTGTTGTCGATGAGCGCCTGGCCGAGCGCCGGACCTTCCTGCAGTACGAGGTCGACCATGAGCGGCGAGAGCGGCGTCTGCCCGATCTCCTGGTCATAGTCCGGGTGCGCTTTGAGATGCTCCTGCAGCTTCTGGCCGTACTCCTTCGCGACACGCTGCTGTTCGGCTTTCGATTGCTGCTCCTGCTGCTTGCGCTCCCACTGCTGCTCGATCCAGGCGCGCTGCTTCGTTTCGTACTTCTCGACTTCGGCTTCGTACTCCTCGAGCGTGCCGGGAAAGGTCGAAAGCTTCGGACGAATAGGTGCTGCGCCGTCAGCCGCAGCAGGCGTGGCGGCCGGTGGTTGCGGAGTGTGCGCAGGCGGTTGTTGCAACTCCCGCCGCTCGCGCCGGAGCTCCGTCACCTCCTTCAAGAGCCGCGCGTGCTCTTCCGAGAGCGTAAGCTTGGGCTTCGCCTTCGCTTTCTTCTCGGGCGGCTTCTCTTCTGTAGGCTCGGTAGGCTCCGCTTCCGCAGGCTCGGCAGGCGCTTCTTCGGCAGGTGTAGCGGGCTCTACCGTTTTCGCTTGGCCTTCCGGCGGTAGCCGGCCGCCCGCCGCCTCGAACTCCGCGAAGTTGGTGATGGTGGGTGTACTACTCTCTGCCATGTTTTACGTCGTGCTTCGCTTCTGCCTTGGCCTGCTTCTCTTTCTCTTTGGCCGCCGCCGGCACGGTGCCTTTCGGGCTAAAGGTGCCCGGCTGCCCGTCCGCCGAATAGGTCGCCTTCTGCAGATCGGTCGTGCCCTGGCAGTAACCGGGGAACACGCGCAGATCGGCGGTGGGCGTGGCCGGATCGTCGTGTACCGTGATCACAAGCGCTGCGACCGGTCCGCCTCCGATGGCGTCGCCTGGTTGATACTGCACGATGTCTCCTAATGCGAATGGTGCTGTTGCCATAGTTCTTGTTTCCTTCCTTTCTAATTGCTGTTTGAGGTGATGAATCTGTTCGACGAGCGCGTGGATGCGCGCCGTCAGCACCGCCTTGCTGCCGTTCTCAGGCTTCGGCTTCGGTGCCGCCGCCGTCTCCGTTTTGGCTTTGCGGAGCGGCTTCGGCGAGTGCCATTTGGTTTTCATTCGCAGCCTGCTGCTGATGCATAGCGTGCGCATGTTGCTGCGCTGCCATCGCTGCTTCGTGCGCCTGCTTGTGTCCTTGCAGGCTCGACTTGATCGCGCCTTCGAAGTCGGCCAGCATCGCTTTCACTCTGGCTTCCGTCGTGGTCAATAAGAAATCGTTCTTTGCGTTGAGCTCCGCAACCTGAATCTGCGTGGCGGCCTTCAGTTCTTCGGTCGCGTACTTCTGTTTTTCGACGGCCATCTCGCGTTCGAATTTGCCCTGCTCTTCCACCTGCTTCTGCTGTATCACCTGCGTCAGTTCGTTGACGCGCTGCGTGAGCTGTGGCAAGAGCGCCATCTGCTGCTGCACCTGCGGCGGCAATGGCGGCGCATTCGGGTCTTGCTGCGCAAATTGAGGCGGCGTCCAGCGCGTGGCAATCTCATCGGCGAAGTGCCCTAACTCTGGTTCCTTCAGCTTCGCGGCAATATCCCGAATCAGCATCCAACCCTGCGGATCGTTACTCGCCACCGTATCGATGAAGTCGCCGGCGGCCTGGCGCTGCGTCTGATAAGACGGTCCTACCGAGATCACGACTTCATAGCGCCCCTTGCCCAGCAGCAGCGGCTTCTGCGCACCCTGATCGTTGACGCCGACTAACTCATGCTTTCCGTCGGGTAAAATCGAGCGCAGTTTGCCGATAAACTTCATGTGCAGCTTGCGGTCAATGTCGATCACGTCCTGATAGAGCGCCTTCAGCGCGCGGCCCAGGTTCTCGGTGAAATGAATCACGCCGACACCGGTCTGCTGCTGCAATGCGAGAATCGCTTTGCCGGACTGGCGCTGCGGATCAAGTGCGCCGAGCGCCGGATCGAAGAAGCCGGTGGTACTTTTTACGTCTTCTTTCGCCGCATTGCTCACGACCGCAAATTCCTGCACGGGCGGCACGAACACCTGCCACGTCGGCGCCGGCACCGGATTGCCGCGCGAGTCCGTCATGCCGTTGTAGAACAGGGTGGCATCGGTCGATGTATTGGCGGTGCGCCATTGCTGTTCATGACCGGCAATCTGCTCCGACGTGACGATCCATTTCGGTTTCGGCGCGAGCGCGACGGCTTCTAATTTCAACGACTCGGAGAAGTTGTACGTTTGCTGGCTCGGGATACTGTCGGAGATGAGCGACTTGATGACGCGCTTGCCTTCCGAATAGAACTCCGTCGCAATGACTTCGTAAATCGGAATGCGGGTGCCGGGCCAGGGCGTCTCGTCCAGCACTTCGATGCCTGAGATCAGGTACTGCGTGACATAGGGATACTCGACTTCCCGCGACTCTCCGCTGGCCTGCTTGCCCTGGTTGTCTTTATCATCCGCGAAGCCGGTTGAGCCATCGGCATATCGCTGTAGCTTCCGCTTGCGATAATCCAAGCGCCAGTATTCGCCCACCCAGACGGCTTCGGATTCGAACCATTCGTCGTAGTTGCCGGTGGTATAGAACGACGCATCCGCCACTTCAGCATCGGGCCAGCGACGTTTAAACTCTTCCTTGCTGAATTTCTGCCTGCCGATCGCCCAGCGCATGTCGCGCCCGTCCGGTTCGCGCGCACTGGGATCGAGCGCCCAGCAGGCCGGGTCTTCGATGGTGCGGATTCTTGGTTCCTGTTCGAACGAGTCCGGCGCTACATAATCTATAGTGAGTCCGACCAGGCCGCGTCCGCCGGCCGCCACATAGCCGATACACGTCCCGTAAGCGACCTGCGAGTCAGACGCATATTCAATATGTCGGATGCGCCCCTGCCAGAATTCGGCCACGTCCGATGTCGCATCGTCGTCTGCAGGACTCACCTTGCCGCCGGGCCGGTTGTGCAGCATGGAATTGACGACCTGGGTGACCGGCTGCTCGAGCAGGTTGACGGTGATGGCCGGTCGGTCCTTGCCGCGCGCGTTGACGTCTTTCGATTCCCACTGGTCGCCGGCGCGGAAGCGCATGCGCCTGTCGAACTCTTCGCGCAGTTTCGACTCGGCCGTGATCGCCTGATGCCAGCAGTGGCGCGCCTGCTCCGGTATGTCGAGCGTGGTGTAATCGTCTACGTCAGGCATGGAGAAGAGAAGTCAGGAGCCAGGAGTCAGAATAGGAGAAATGCCCCCTGATACGGAAAATGAGCAGCCGTGGACCCGCGAAGAGGAACTCTCACGAGGCGATGAGATATTTCGCGCGCTACAGGTCAACGGCATCACCGGAGATGTTGCCTCCTGGCTGGTCGATCTGGCAATACGGGTTAGACGGTTAGAAGCCAAAGCCTTCATAGGAACGGAGAGAAATGCCCCTGTATGCGTAATCTCAAGCGACTGACCTACGCTGCGACCATGCGGCAGTTGGAATATGAACTGTCCGTCTCTGAGGCCAAGCTGAAACTTGCGATCCAGGCTCTGCGTTTCTACGCTACGGCAGACTCGCAGAATCCGGCTGAGGGCTTTGTAGCACGCGATACGCTAGTCAAGCTCGAAGAAACTCCTGAAGCCACGCCACAGGAAAATGTCCATCCGCAATCGACTGGATACAAAGGCTACGTCCGATAACTGTCCATTATGTTACCTACGGCGGCGGCCGCCGCGAGTAGGGAGTAAAGGTTTTCCCTTCGACCGGCTTCCGCGAACCACTGCAAGCCTTGCCGTCCTCATCGTAGTGCGCCGCCAGCAACCAATTGCCGTTTTCCCGCCAGCCGGAGAGCGGGATGAGCCGCCGGCAACAGGCGCACACCGCATAGAGCGACTTCATTCCTGCGCCTCATAGAGCCGGCACACTTCCTTGGCGACCTCGCGCCAGGCTTCCTGATAGCGCGGCGGCAGCTCCTCCCACTCGGGCAGGGGCAGCGGCTCCCGCGTCTTGTGGTTGAGAATCTCGCCGTAGACATCATAGGCGGCGTTGCCGAGCGCGTTCCAGTCAGTCGTTGTCTCGCCCATGATTGCGAATGACCAGAACGGCGGCGTGCGGCTTCTTCTTCACTTTCTGCGGCAGTTTCTTTTCTTTGGTAGCAGCAAAATCATGGAGCTGGTCTTTTGTCATATCGAGCACGCCTTTGTTGCGGGCGTACACAGCAGACGGATCATGCTCCGCGATCGCCATGAGGCGGCGCTGCGCCTTGGACGTCGCCGGCATTAATGGTCGCGCACCATCGTGCGCATGTTGTCGTGCGAACTCGAGCCGTTGGCGTAGCGCTTCCCGCCGCCGTTGCCCATGCCGGTGCCGCCCAGCTTCTCCATGCCTTTGTAGTTCTTGCCCGGCGCGACCGTGCCGCCGGTCTTCACCTGCCCCTTCTTTGAAGCGCTGGGCGCTTCGGTGCCGCCGAACTTCGGCTGCGATTTGAAGGTCTTGCCGTTGCCGGACTCGTCGGCCTGGCCCTTGCCTTGTGAATTGCTCATCCATTTGCTCCTTGTGGTCACGGGTCGTGACTTCCAATTGTTGATGTCTTCCTGATTCGGCGTCTGCGGACTGCGGTTGCCGGGCGCATTCAGATCCTGCGTCACGCCCGGATTGCCCAACTTTGCATTGGCCTTGCGCCGCACGGTAGCAGCCTGCGCCGGCGAGAGCGTACCGGCTTTCACGCCTTGCGTGGCGCGTGCCTTTGCGTTCGCCGCATGCGCCCGATCCGGAATCGGGAAGCGCCAGCCAGGCAGCGCGAAGGTGCTCGACTTGAGTTTGTTGCGAGCATCGGTAGTCAATACAGCCATAGGTCTCCTTTCATGCGGTCGCCATGAGCGACAATTGCGCCGAGTCCGGCAGATTGCGCGGCTCCCACGACGCCTGCTTAAACTCATCCCAATCAATGCGCTTGTCATAAGCGCCGATCACCCAGCGCTGAAAGCCGACCAGTTCCGGCGTCCGCACATACGGCATCGGATACGGACGGCAACCAAAATCACGCAAGCGCTGCTGGCGGTACAGCCGGTCCTCATCCGTTTCACCGGGCCAATAGCCGACCAGCATGTAGACCATAATGTGATCCGGTTTCACGCCGTACTTGACAAGACGCTTCAGGCCCGCGAACAACCGCTCTTCATCCGCGCGATTGTCCCAAGCTGTGTAAATGCGCTTCGTCTCCATCGAGTCATCGCGATAATCGACGGCGGCAATTGCTTCTGCGGCTTCTTCGGTCAGGCATCGCGCGTTGATGCCCTGGTTGAAGGAAACCTTGAAGTTTCCGTCTATCAGTTCGCAAATGCGCTCGCGCCAGGCAGGCTGCCCGAAGAAGTCGTTGTCAAGCAGGAGTACACTGCGCGGATACGGCTCCCCGCGCCAGATCTCCGCGATAGTCATTTCCTGACGCACCTTACCCTCTTTTCGAGGCACGACACAAAACGAGCATTTCAGGCGGCAGCCTCGCTGTGTGAGAACCGAAAGTCTGGATAGAGCGAGTAATCCAGTGTCTTACTCTGAACTCCAAGACTTTCCAGTGTGAGCGCGAGATCGTAACCCGTTCCGCCGATCACCGCCTGCGGATAGACGCACGCCAAGCGCTCGGCTACAGGCCGTGTGCTTTGGAAGATGGCTGAGGCATAGACGGCTGACGGTTCGTTGCCCAGTTCCCAAAACGTGCGCTCCGGATCACCGCCGCGGCGGAAGACAACGTCGGTTCCCTGCGCCTTCAGATGCGCGGAGAGACGCATCATTGCGAGGTTCGGCAGTTTGCCGTCCAGGTGAAACAGCAGTGCGTAATTCGTCACTTCATCCCCAACAGCACGGCCAGTAGCAGCACCAGCAGGCCGCCCAATACGCCGAGCACGATATACAGTGCGTCGTCTCCGTACACTAGAGATTCTTCGGCAATCGATTCTGCAGGCTCTGCGGCTCGAGCGCCCGCATCTTCTCGGCCATCTCGTCGATCAACTCCCGCTCGCGCTCCGTCAGTTTCCACGGTTCGCCTTGCAGGAAAAACAACAATGTTCCGCCGCGCGCGCATTCGTGCTTTGCTAGCAGGTGCCAACGCCATCCGAACCATCCGGCCGGCGCAGCGAACAGGAACAGCCGGCGCAGCATGTCATTTCTCTGAAACCGACTGATCTATCATGAAAGCGTTCAGTGTAGAAGACACTGCCTCGCTTTGCTATCACTGAACCGCACCGGGAGCGGGCTCTCCTTTTGGCCGGTGCCGTGCTGTAAAAAAAGTAAGTCCTTGCCCACCGTTCTACGCATCAATGGATATCGGTTCTTTTTCTTCAGCAATGAGGGACAGGAAGCGCCACACATTCACGTGGAAGGGTACGGCGGATATGCGAAGTTTTGGCTGCGCCCGGTCCGCGTTGCGCAGAGCAAAGGCTATAACGCAGCCGCGCAAAACAACCTGCGCAAGCTGGTTGTCGAGAACGAGCCGACGTTTTTAAAGAGGTGGAATGAGTACTTTGCCGGTTAAGCCGGAACCAGTGGCGATAGGCGTTCAATTTCCAGAAGACGCCGAAACCCTCGTGGTCGATTTGGCGGACGGCCGCCGAATTTCCGTTCCGCTCGCCTGGTTCCCGCGCCTGGCAGGCGCTACTCCCGAAGAACTGCAGGACTATGAGTTCATCGGCGGTGGCATCGGAATTCATTGGCCGCAAATTGATGAGGACCTCTCCGTAGCGGGATTTCTGGAAAAATAGCGGGCTTCCTTCTTCTTTTGCGGGCTTCACCACCGCACCACCATCCACAGCCACCAGGCCAGGATCACCGCCACTACCGCGCCCGTGAGAATCCAGATCAGCATCACAGCTTCGAGAGGCAGTAGAGCATCCACACGCAGAACAGAAAGATCACGACGCCGGTGAAGATCAATGCAGCCACATCACGTAAAGCATCCGCCCGTGCAGCCGCGCTCGGCAAACATCGTGTGCTGCTGATAGAAATCCACTTGCGCTAGCGGCGTGCAACTCGGATGCAGGTAGAAGTGCGCATCCTTCTCGCGTACATCCGCTTCCAGCTCGCAGGCGCGCTGAAAATCTTCCGGCCAGTTGCGCTGCATGTCGATCCACTCGGCATCGCCCAGGTTCGGGCACATGTAGCAAGCAGAGTGGGGAATGTGGTCCGTCCAGCCGGTCGCGCGAATCAGTTCCACGCACTGGTGGCGCCGCATCGGCACCTCGAAGATGAGCGGATACCAGAGTTGCAGCCATTGGCGGTGTTGGTTGCGTATCCGGCGCGCCTCGTCGAGCGAAATGCCGATCCAGTTGCGAGCCTTCTCGATTCCGATAGAGCGCATGTAACGCTCGCCAACGTCGCGCTTCCATTTCCCAGAACAGAAGGGGGAAAGTTTGCCGACGCTACCGCTTTGCGTAGTAAATCCCGGCAACAGAACCGTGTTGTCAAAAAAGATGTCCGTGCTCGCGAAGTCAGTCGCCTTGATAATCGTCAGATCTAGGCCGACGCGCTGCAAATTCGGACGGATGAATCCTTGGACAAACGGCCAGGTCGAGGCTTTTTCTCTGCCTGTGTCCGTCATGAAGCACAGATCCGGTTTCGGCAGCTTCCCTTGCGCGATGAGCACCGCAATCGCACCTGACTGCGTGCCGCCACCGCAACTCCAGACTTCCGTCATCAGTGCAGCCAAAGCGCCAGCGTCAGAAACGCGAGGCCGAGCGCCATCAGGTTCACGCGCGCATGCGTCACGCCGACTGCGGCCAGCACGAACAAGACGAACGCGAACGCCAGCAACACTAAATGCAGTAACGGCATCACTCCGCTCCCTGCTTGATCGCGTCCTTCAGCGCCGCTTCCGCCTCCGGCGTGCCCGGCTTCGGCTCCGCGTCCTGCGGCCTCCAGGCTTCGCGCAGCGCCTGCGTCATCTTCAAGGTCTGCTCGAAGTTCTCCTTCGCGTGCTGATCGAAGGCGTCGATCTCGGCATCGGTCATCGTTGGTTTCTCAGGCATCGGCCTCCTCCATTTCGATAAGCTCGGATGATTCGCGCGCGCCGGCAGCCACATTAGCCCCACGCCCACTGCGGGCGCGCCTCGTGCCCGTTCAGCTTCGGCAGCATCTTGACCTTCGCGATCGACGGCCCGGTCATCGCCACATAGCGCAGCGCGTCCGGCAAGTGATCGCCCTCTTTCACAATGCGGCCCGAATCATCCCGATGATAGAAGCGCAGATCCTCTAAGAGTTTCGTGCAGGTGCGGAAGATCTTCAGTTTGCCGGCGGCCAGCCGCTGATAGACGCGCAGCACGCCGGCGTCTACACTGTTATCAGCCAAGGCCATCTTCAAGCCGAGCGCGTCGTATTCCGCCAGTAAGTTGCGACCGTCGACCTGAGATCTGGCCTTGGCGCTGGGATCGACACAGCCCGGTATCCACTCGCCCGCATTCTTAATCGCCATCACGTGAATATCCGGCGGCGCCTGCTCGCGCAGATACTCCCGGTAGATCCAGTCCTGATCGTTCTCGCGGTCCCAGCACCACCACGTGCATGCGGTCCAGTTCCAACCGACATCGAGGCCATATGCGCGCGGAAAATGCGCCGGAATCGGGAACGGGTCGCAGGTGTAACTCGATTGCGCCAGCGGATACACCGCGCCGCGGCCGAGCGACGGAACGCCGAGCGTGCGCGCTTCCAGTTCATGCGGCAGATAGCTGGCCGTGAGTTCGGCCTTCATCTGCTCGGACAGATGCGGCACGTCACTCCACGTTGCAGTTACCAAAGCTCGCGTGGTGGTCATGCCCGGTACGCCTTGTCCATGAATTCGCGAATAATCGGCGTCACGCCATTGATCGGCGTGAACGTCATGAGCAGGTGCCCTTCAGTTGTCATCAACCGTGTGATCGATTCCGAATAGACCGACTGCGGGAAATTCTCGTCGAGCCAGATCAAATCCTCTTCAGTGCCCTGGAAGGCTTCGGCGCCTTGCTCGAACGAGCGCAGCTTGATCACCGAAACGCCGCCGGATATGTGGCGCACCGTCACTTCCTCATAAGCGTTCTCCGCTCCGCGCCGCGGCGTAGCCTGCAGGATGGCATCGCGCGGCATCATGCCGGTGCCGAGACCGATGGCTTCCCGCAAATTGTCGCCTGGCTGGCGCTCAAGCTTGCCGAACAGCTTCGACTGCAGAATGTCGCGCGTGGTGAGGTTGGTGTCGCCGGCCACGATGCAACTGACCGGATGCGCGAAGCGCTTGCCTTCCCACCAGGGCGCATATTTGCTATACCTTCCGGTGGCATGCAGCACGCACTCGAAGCAGCCGACCGTGGTTTTGCCTGTGCGGTTGCCGGCCATCATCATACGCTCGCGGTATTGCTTGCCCAATGCGAAGAACTCGAGATGCTTCGGGTAGAGCTCACGGCGCAGCGGGCCGTCATCGGGATAGTACACCTCAATTCGGCTTTGTTTCCGGCGGAGCAGTTCTTGCTGCGCCTCGCGAACGAAGTGCTCGGCTAACCAATTGTTCGAGCTCGGGGTCAGAGAAGTCAGAGAAGTCAAACACACCCTCCTCGCGCACGTTGCTGTTTTCGGTGGAGGCGCCCAGCGCCAGGCGTGCCACGCGCTGCGCGTTCACAATGGCAGTTGAGAGCGAGCGCAGCTCGTTCGGGTCGAGCGTATCGTGCCGGCTCTGGATAATGCGACCTGCGACCGTTCGCAGGTTCTTCGCGATAACGATGTCCTGCTCGTTGTACTTGGCGAGCTCATCGACAGAGTTCAGGATGGATTTCTGCGTGACTGCCAGTGACAGAGCGTGACTTCGCTTACTCCGCTCATCCGGCCAGTTCTCGCGCACCGAGCGCTGTCTCACGGCTTCATCCGTTGCGCCGTATTTGGCGGCGATGTCGCTATAGGTCATGGCCGCATTGTTCACGTAATCTAACTTAGCCGCTGGCCAATCCACGCCACTAGGCCGCGGCTTTGCGTTGTTCGATGATTTCGGCAAAGGTGTGTTTCGTGCCATCGAGCACGGCCTCGTGTCCGGTGAAGTTCTGCCAGCGGGTGAGGATCACGTCGCAGTAGGCGGGCACCCACAGGTCGCCCGGTTGCGTGACGGGCTCCGTCGGCGCTTCCGGTACTTCGTCTTCATCCGTCAGTCCGACCGTTTTCTCGGCCAGGAGCTCGGACAATTCCGCCTCGTCGAAGCCGGTCAGATCCAGGTTGTAATCGAGCTCTTTCAATTCCGCCAGTTCCAGCGCCAGTAGCTCGGATACGCTGGGCCTTCGTCACGCGGCGCATCGTTTCCTCACGATGAACAGCCGGTCGAGATCGCCGGCGACAGGCACATGCTTCAATTCCGAGCGTGTGCGGATGCGATGGTCGGCATCGTAGCCGATAGCGGATTGCTTGAGCGCGCTTTGATGCCGATGGCTTTCCGGCAGAAAGCGTATGGCGTGCGAACCAGCCCATTCGGCGCGTTTCTGCTTGACATAGCGCAGGGCGTGTTTGTAGCCGAGATGGGTGGCGGTGCCAGGCGCAGGATTCAGGATTTTGATAAGCATGATTTTCGCCTTCTCTTTAAAAATCTTTGCTTTTTTATGAGCATCCCCTTGCATTACAACCGCGCTGTGGTAATATTAGATCAGGAGACAGCAGCATGAAGATGATGAACGAGAAAAGCATCGAGAAGCTACAGGCTGAAATCAACAGTTATTTCCGATCAAACGAGAAAACTCGCATGTACTACGCAGCGGCTAGCTTTAGTGCTGACGATATACAGATCAACACGCCGGAGAAACGCATCGGTACTGTTTCCAAAATCAAGACGCGGGACGGCGAAGTCTGGCATGCTCACGATTTTGTCAAAGCGGACGCGATGAATGCAGTCGAAGACGTTCTGCTTGGAGAGTACACGATTAATGAATAACTCAAAGATTGCCCGCGCCCTGGCCGCGCTGCGCAGGCACAAGCGCGGCGGCAAGAAGCCCAGCTGCATCTGCGGCGAATGCGCGAAGTGCAAGAACCGCGCAGCTGTGCAGCGATTTCGCGAACGCCAGCAGTTTTGAGACGGTTCGGGCATGCGGCCCAGGTGGGATACCGGAAGCGTTTCCGGCAGAAACCGCGCGGAGTTGGTAAAGCGGCTCGCGATCGCCGCTGGATTATCAGCAGTATAGCCGATATTGGTGAGCATAGGAACTAATCCCGTGTAATTTCTGCGAGTAGCGCGGATTTTGCGCTTGCGGACAGAATGGCGAAAAAGGGCGGTGCGGCAAAAGTCGGAGACCGCACCGCTCCGAAAAACGCGCAAAAACGTCTCGATATTTTGATTTGCGGCTAAGTTAGCATTTGCTAAGACACCACCTCCTTTCGCTCGAATAAAACCCGTGATCAATTGACCTTCTCCGCGACCACTTCGCCGCTAACCAAGTGCAGCACTTTGTTCTTACCTGCTTCCCCAGCGGCAGAGCCGGGAGCGCCATAGCGGTACTGCATTTCGACCATCTTCAGGAGCTTGCCGCCCGCGTTGCAGGTGGCATTGCCGACCGCAGGCGACATGCGTCCCTCGATCAGGTCGCTCATCACGGCGCTCATCAGGTTCGCAAAGTCACGGGAAGTTTTCACTCCCTTTTCGGCGTAGAAGAGGCTTCTCGGCGCACCGCTCACAACTGCGCCCTTAGCATCGTTCGGATTTCCTTTAACCGCAGCTTGCCGTCGAGGAGATACATCCGCGCCAGTTTTCGTCTTAGCTTTTTTGTCCATACAATCCTTTCGTCTGAACTCAATCTTTTACGCAAATACCGTCTGGCTGCTTCGCTTTCAAGCGCCATGAAGGCAAGCCATCCACACTCATCACGCCTGCAAGTCCTGACATCCAGCGCCTCTCCATCCCCGCTGGCGTGAATCCAGCACTCCCTGCCCAGGCGAATGCTCCGGCCGCAAAGCTTGCACGTCACGCCTTCTGGTTGTGCGTAGAGCGCGCGTGACCGGGCGATCGCAATACGCACAGCGTGCTTCATGCGGCGCTCCGGCGCGTATAGCGCTTGCGATCGCTGGGTGTCAGCAACTGCTCCCAGAGCGTGAACGCTTCGAGATATTCCGGCCCCGAGAGCACGTATTCGGCGTATTCGCGTTCCGAACGGCTCCAGAGCGTGAGCCGGTAGAGATCCGAATAGCGTTCGTCCCGGTAGCCGTAGAGCGAGCCGCGGATCTGGCGGCAGCGCACGAGAGCAGCGCGCAGTTCCGGTCTCATGCCGCTCGCTCCTTCGCACAGAGCGGGCAGGGTTCGGTGGGATGCGGTTTGCCGTGCTGATGGAGAAAGCGCAGCGCCAGCTCGTAGAGCAATCCGCGGTAGATGCGCGGATCGGCCACCACGATCTCGGCCCAGTCCGAGCGTGCGCCGAAGTCGAGTGAGCGTTGGCGTTTCATGACACGAAACTCCTGGCGGCTGCAGGTTCCGACGCGGCTGGTTTCGGCTTGGCAGGTTCCTGCAATTCGGGTTGGAATTTCTCGCGATGCGCGATCTCCCAGCGTCGCACCAGGCGCTGTGCTTCGGCGAAAGCGATTTGTCCGGCGTCGATCGCGGCCTGTAGTGTGAGTGGGCCGTCGTACAGGCATTGCTTGGCGTATTTTTCTTTGAACGCAGGTTTGGCGGTGATCACGACATTCGGGATGCCTATGGCTGCTTCGGGATGATCGGGCAGATCGGCAACGCGGCTTTGGCGTGCGTAAGCGTCTTCGATCTCAGGCGGCGACAGGGTGTTTTGCGCTTCGCCGGTACAACGGCAGCGAAGCCAGCGATCGCCTCGCGCAACCCAGCCCATATCGCGGCATTCATGGCAGCGTTCGGAGGTCGCCTGATCATGCTCGTCCTGGGCGGCTGCGCGAATGTCGATCGGTAGTGGAAACCTTCGGCAGGATTCGAACAGCCGCTCGGTAATTCTGCCGCAATCAGCCTCCGAGCGTGACATTTCCGCAAGATACCGGGCGCTGGCAAACAGCGCGTCCGGTTTTGCGGGAAAGCCGGGAAAGGCCGCAAATCGGCGAAGCTTCTCGACGGCAAAGTCAGCGGGAACGGGCATGTTTCTTCTCCTGAACCAGCAATTCGTGAAGGCGTCGGTCGAAGGCGTCTTCGGGTCCGGCACGTTCCGGGCAACCGTTGCGGAAGAACGTGGGGACGGTTTGAATCCATAGCGCGGCAGATCGTTGCCGCCCATCGTGCGTGCTGGTGAGTGCCTGACAGAGCGTGCTGTCTGTAATCGCCGGCTGGACCGTGAGTGCTGCGGAGACGATCCGGCTGGCGGTTCGGTCGTCCGTGGCTGGGAAGCGGCTGCGAATGGTCTCGAGGGTTTGTGGAAAACGCGCAAGCGGTGCTGGCTGCTGCTGCTGCGGTGCCTGTTCTGTACTAGAAACAGCAGCAGCAGCAGATACAGTTTCTATACTTACCGAAGTAGAAGATGAAGATGAAGATGAAGAAGGAGCGTTACTTTTGTGTGACTCTCGCGTTATGCTCGCAGCGCGCTGTTTTTTTCGATGCCGATGTTGCCTGTTTGCATTATCTTGCGCTGCCTCGGTCTCCCGCTTAATGCGTCTGCACACCAGCGTTATTTTTCCGTTACGTTCCGTTACGGTGGCGGCATTTGTGTCGCGCAGTTCGTCGATCGCAGCACGCATTTTTTCGGCTGTGGTGCGACAAACTTGAGCGAGCTGTTCGCAGGTTCCGGTGAGTTCTCCACCGTTGGCCTGCTCGTACATGGCGCAGATGACATCGGCCCAAATGCCACGGGTGCGCGCATCGCATAGGCCGAGCTGCGGATCTTTCAACCAGTCTCCTGTATACATTTGAAAAGCCGGTTTTTTCCCCATGTGAATTAACAGCCATTACTGAGTTCGCGGACATCCGGTTGCCGCTGGCGATCGCGCCAGCGATGAATTAATTTGCGGCAATTGGCGGGCGCTGGAAAGCTTTTCAGCGTTTCCATTTCGACGGAGCCGGGCCAGTCGCGCGTCTTCGTTTGGACTAAGACGAAGTCCGTCGACCCGATGCCGATGATGTCCCAGGCACCGAGCGACGCTGCGGCGCGGGTACAGAGATAGCCGGCCGCTTCAAGCAGACGGATCGAGCGGTGCTCGTTGCGTGTGCCCTTGCCTTTGCAGTTCATGCCTAGACCACTAGGGCAAAAGGTTGCCTGAGGGGGTTGCCTGGGCAACCTTTGGGCAACTTTGTAGGTTGCCTGAGGCTGGTTTTAGCCGCTTTTAAGCGACATAGCCCACGCTTGCTAAAGCAGGCTGTATCTACGCTAAGTTGTTTGTTTGAATTGGTTTGCTGAGGTTTTGATGGTACGCCCGAGAGGATTCGAACCTCTGACCTTTTGCTCCGGAGGCAATGAGTTTGGATGAAAAAGCCATTGTTTTCGCATGTTTTTTCTGGCCGTACAACCGATGGGCAACCTTTTCTATTGAACCACGGCATCCAATTGTTCCTTCTGGGCGGTTGCCTGGGCGGCTTTCTTTCGGGTTTTGCGCTGGCCTTTGTCGAAATATTCCATCGCCCGATCCATATCTTCCTGTGAGGGATGGATGTACCGCATCAGCAGGCTGAGATCAGCATGACCGAGAAGCTTGGCGAGATTGGGTAGGCAACCGGGGCCATGCTGTAAGGCGAATCGCGTCGCGAAGGTGTGCCGCATATCGTAGAGCCGGCAATCCACGCCGCAGGCTTCCCGCACCTCTTCCTGTTTCTTTTGCAGCGTGGTGCGCGGGCCGTCGTTCTTTGGAGACGGAAACAGCCATCGGTTCGGAACGAACAGCCGCCTGGCAAAAATCGGGTATGTCACGCTAGTCATCTTGAGCGTCCGGTGGGCGTTCTTGGTTTTGCCTTCGGACGTGGAAAACCAAACCGTGAACTTCCGCTCTGCCAGATTGACTTGCTCCTGCTCAAGCGACATGACTTCGTCCGGCCGGCAACCCTGCTCAAGCATGATCATGCCCACATCGAACAGGTCCTGGCTGGCCTCAGCCGCAGCCGCAAAATAAGCCTTCTCTTCCGCCGGCGAAAGCACATGCATCACATCTGTGCCCTGTTCGGCCGGGATCTTCACCTCAAAGAGCGGATCGCCGTTCAGCCAACCCTTCTTGCGCGCGAACGCAAAGAATTGGCGGATCATGATCAACTGTTTACGCAATGAATTGCCGTGGATGTTATGCTCTGCGCGCCGCCAGGTTTTAAAGTCTTCCATATCGGCTGGCTCCATTTGATGCAAAGCCCGTGGATTTACCACCAGGAAGTACATTTCAAACGACGACATCAGGCTGGCCGCCCATTTGTGGTTCCCGTTCGGGTGTTCGCCGCGATACCATTCGAGGAAGTCTCTGATGGCATCGCGCAGCGGAACACGTTTGTTGCGCTGTACCTCGCCACTTTCGACGCGGCGCTTGTGATCGGCGCGTATTTTATAGGCCGCCTCAACGTTCTCGTCGATGGCTGCCAAACCGCTTGAGCCGCAATAGGGATTCCCTTGATGCTTGAAGTGGTGCGCCCACTTTCCGTTTTTGATGCGCAGGCCCTTGTACTTCCGGTCGCTCAGGGTCAGTTGTATGGTCTTTAATCCACTGCCCGATTCCTTCCTCGGGATAACTGATAAGCCTCCCGGTTCTGGTGAAAGGTGGACCTTTGTGCTGGTAGCGCCAGTCGCGCAAGGTTGCCTCACTGACGCCAATCCTTTCTGCCGCCTGCTTTGTCTTCAGTTGTGCCATGTTTCCTTTCCAGTTCAGCCACTACGTCTTCCATTGCCTGGTCTGCCATCACGCGGTCGCTGGTTCCTTCATTCGTAATTGCATCCAAAATGGGCGCCGCGGTTTCACCCACTGGCACTGCGTCATTTTTTAGAACGCGCGTTACGTGATGCATCAATCCGAGGAGCTCCAATTCGCTCCTGCTTAGTTTGCTGCTGATGATCCGGACCACAGCGCCGTCAATAGAATCGACCTCGGGATCTATGCGACGGGCGGCCTCAATAATGGCCTCCTCGTGCTTAGGCAAGTAGAGGATTTCCAGCTGCACATTTATCTGCCTGCCCCACCGCTTAATCATGCCGCGATGACCGGCCGCCGCACGCTGCGCAGGCGTCTTCTTGGCAAATCCCTTTGCCACTTTGGCGCGGCCACCCCAACTGCCGTAAACAGACGCTGCTTGCGTCTCGTCAATGACAGGGTCAGGTAGAACCACATGGCCGGAAGCGGTTACTTCCCAATTAAATTTCTTGGTGCCCTTTTTTGCAAAGGCGCACTCTTTCATCGCCTGTAGTAAATTCGCGGCGTCCTGCGTTTTAGTACGCCGTAAGAAGAGATGCACGTATTTATTACGTAACAGGCGCAGCCGACGCTCTTCCACGCCCATCTCTGGATGTTCGCGGTCATATTGCGCGCACCTTTCCTCGTACCTTGCTACTTTCTCCTTATCCTCATCCAAGTCCGGTTCGAAATCCTCGCCAAATTCAGCATCGATCTCGTCATAGAACTCAGGTGGCCGGCAATCATCCCACCAGTCGATCGCGCCCTTTTCGTCAATGTGCCACTCCCAGTATTCGTCCGGGCCCTGTAGACGCTCGGCTTCCATTACTTCCTGCAGTGCATCCATCTCTTCTAATCCGTCCGTAAGAATGGAACGCTTCTCTGTGCCGTAATTCTCTATCAGTTCGTGATAAACACCTACGATGAGCCGGCGCACCCGCTCCTCGAAGGCATATTCTTGTAAATGAGGCATAAAGAAGCATAACATAAGGCCTTGTTGTACTGTTACATTATTCCGATTCTCCAACCGCCAGCCATCGGAGCTTCCATTCGATGGCATCGATACAGGCCAGCAGACGCTCGAGATCAAACGGCTCATCCGGCCGCAGGCGCTCATCGACCGCGCGGCTGGGCCGGACCTGGCCGCGCGGTCTCCTGCTGCTCCATCACTCCGGCTCTCCCGCCGCCAACAGCCGCGCCTTCAGCAACCGCAGCGCGGCGCGCGTATGCAGCAGTT